CAGTGTAACCAGGAGCTTGATGGCAATAAATATTGTCATCGGGCTCTTTTTTTATTGTCATATCATGGCAATGGATTTAAGTAATTCTGCAACAATGACGTAAGTAAATAGACATATCTTTGGAACAATATATTTTATAATCAAGACAAAGTAATGAAAGACGTAATTTACAATTTTATCAACGAGCACATGATGATACACATTGTACTGATAGCCTTGTGTATCGCAGCCACTATCGGCGCAATGTTCGTGGATCTGGTCTCAGGAATAATGAAGGCCAAACAACGCGGGGAGGCAAGAACATCCACGGGGTATAAGAAAACAGCCATCAAGGCGAAGAAGTATTTCACTCCATTTATAGAGTTGTGCTTCATTGATCTATTATGCTGTGTGGTTATCCCCTTTCCTGTTTTTTCAATGATTTGGACGGGTTACTGCATTTTCTGTGAGTTTAAATCAGTTCGTGAAAAATCATGGGAGAAAGCGGAGTTGCGCAAAGCAGAAAAGACAATGAGTGTGATCATCGAGAACAAGGATGATATTGCCAAGATCATGGCTCAGATACTGTTTGATGAGGGACAGGGGGCAATCAGTAGGAATAATGAAAAACCGGCCTCGCCAGACCGGTAAACTCAGTTCTATTACATGAAAAAAACATGCTATGTTTTTGTGCAAATATAGCTATATTCTTTTTATGAAAAAACAAAAAGGAGGATAAGAAATGAAGTTTTTTACGATTGCGGAACTCTGCAAGTCAACAACTGCTGACCGCTTGGGTATCAATAACAGATGCAGACAGGAGCATGTGACTGCTCTGACTGCCTTGGTGGACAACGTACTGGACCCGTTACGCACATGGTGGGGAAAGCCTATAACAGTAAACAGTGGCTATCGCTGTCCGGAACTTAATGCGGCCGTCAAGGGAAGTAAAACCAGCCAGCACATGAGCGGACAAGCGGCGGACATTGATACCGGAGACAGGCAACAGAATAAGCTACTATTCGAGCATATCCGCAAGAATCTGCCTTTCGACCAGTTGATTGATGAAAGCAATTTTGCATGGGTGCACGTCAGTTATCGGGCTGACGGAAATAACAGGATGCAAGTTCTTAAGTTGTAGACTATGTTGGTTAGAGTTATGAACTGGGTAAGCCGGCATATATTGCTGGCTCCCTTAATGTGTCTGTTCCTGCTGTTTGCCTGTGGCAGTTCGCATAAGGCTGTCAAATCCGACACAGAAGTAATCAGGAAGGACAGTGCCAGTGAAACGGTCAACATCGTACACGGATCAAGCATCTCTTTGAGCGAACTCATTACCACTAATGGTAACTATGTGATTGATTTTCGAGTTTATGACACAAGAAAACCGCCCGATAGCCTGACCGGGAAACCTCCGTTATTGGCGGACGGGCAAATAGAGGGAAATTTCAATCAGGCAAAAGACAAGAAATCGGTTATAAACGATACTATAAAACTCAATGCCGACAAGAAACGCTCTTCCGATATCCATGAGAAAGAGTACACTGAAATGATGAAGGATAAAAGAGAATCCAAATTGCTTGAACAAATAGTTCTGACATGTGTTAGTGGGGCAGTTCTTGTTGTTATCGTACTGGCGGTGGTCAGGCGACAACGTGGAAACGATTTCTTATAATAAGACTTTAAATTTATGATTAAGACTTCCCTGCTTGTGATAAGTCGGGAAGTTTTTTTTATTTCCATGAACAATTCGGTTTTGCCTGTGTTTGTGTAACCATACTGATTATTGTTGCGCTGTTGGCGAAAAAAACATTGGCGTAATAATGATTCCTCATAATAAAACTTGAAATTCATAAGTTGAATACTCTGGCTCGTGATGAGTCGGGGTGTTTTTTATACAATTGTTATCAAAAATTATATAGCAAAAAATACAATTTTCCAATTGGATTATATATTCAGCAGGCAAGAATAGAATTTTCACTATCTTTGCCCTGTGATTTTGGAGTAGAAGCCAATCTCATAATAAAAGTTTGGGGGGCTCGTGATGCACGATGCCCTCCTTTTTTGTAATACGTAATAATGTGACAACAAATATTTTTAGAAATAGGCAAATCCCTTTGAACAAATCCATTGGTATCTTATTCAATAAAATATGAAGTAGATTGTCAAAAACGAAAATAATCTGAACCGTTCCGGCTTGTGATAAGTAGGGACGGTTTTATTTTGATAATATTTCTGTTAAAAGATAACCCATGAATTATATGTTCCTTTATCTTTGCACACTATTAACATTAACTTATGTATTATGGCTGAAAAAAAAGAATCTTATTCCGAAGAGGAATTGAATGAAATGATCGTATGGTTCAATAACCATGCCAATGAATTTCCAAAAGAAATGCAGATTAACAAAGCGGCTTTCACTCCGGATTTGAAACTTACTGTTGAAAGTTGTATCATGCAGGCTAAGCAATGTCTGGGCAACTATAAGATGGCCGGGGCTTTCCGAATGCTCCAACAAATCAGAGAGAACCTTGAAAAGGCGGTCCAATAAGCTGCCTTACATTTACCCTTTCATCATATCGGGGTTAAAAACATAATCAATAACCCTACTGTTAACATCATTAATTACGGAAAAATCTTTTTTTATGTATAGATCTGTCATTCTGTTCTCTTTATCTACATGATTTAGTGCTTCTCCTACTGTACCTTTGTCCACTTTTAAATCGTTTCGTGCGATGGAAGCGAAAGAATGCCGGGCTGCGTAAAATTCCAAATCTTCAATGCCAAGAACTTTCCCTATCTGTTTCAAACCTACATTTATGGCAACATTGAGTCTGCCATAAGTGGAATACTTTTTATATAACCTAAAAACTCTTTCTTCGGATACGTCCTTATACTTTTCGTATATGGGCAATATGAAGGGATGAATGTTAACGCTTATTTTTGCTTTATCAGTCCTTCTTGTTGCAGTTTTTGCCCTGTTGTATGTGATTGTAAGCGTTCCCTTGCTTTCGCTTATAGTGTCACAAAGAAACAAATCTGCCGAGTTCATACCCATCAAGCAAAAGGATAATATAAACATATCCTTTGCAAAATTAAATCTGCAATCCTTCTCCTTTTTATCTTTAGTGAGTATATATGGCAGGTTGTATATGGCTCTGATAGTATCTGCGTCCAAAGCTCTTTCGCGGGTACATATTATATTAGGTATAGAATACTTGGTAAATGGAGACCATGGTATCTTTATGTCCCCTGCTTCTTCATCATTATATTCTTTTTTAGCTTCGTTATGCAAATGCCTGATTGCTCCCATATATAAAGAGAGTGCACGTCTTTGACCGAGATGTTCTTCATACGATTTCAAGAATTTGTAATTTATCTCCTTAAAATCCAATTTCTCCCGTCCCAGGAATTTTGTTAAAGAGTTTACCATGCAGGAATACACATTGATTCCATGCTTCTCTCTGTTCTCATCTATCCATTTGCGGGCGTAGGAAATGAAGTCTATTTTTAGAGATGATTCATCAGTTTTGGTTATATGCTCCACAAGTTCTGTTATATCCATATCGTTTATGAGCAATGACAACAGGTTGCACTTGCTCCTATATATGGATATGATGTTATTTAATTCATCTAAGATGGACTGATTTTTGATTTTAAACCCCTTGGTTATATCTTCTTTCGTAACATATATGGAAGTGGGAATCCTTTTAAGCTTCCTATTGTGTGTGACTCTTATCTTAACGTTGTAAGTGCCATCTATTCTTTTCCTATCTTTAAATATTTCATATTTGAATGTTGCCATAATCGTGTATGTATGTTGAAACTATGTTGAAACAATTTCACGCAACAGTAACTCTTTGGAGTAAAAGTGGCAAATAAAAATTTTGTTCACATGAAAAAAAACTTTCCCAAAAGCTTTGTATTATTGATTTTCTATGTATCTTTGCATCGTTATTATTTCTCGGGGTATTAGCTCATCTGGCTAGAGCGTTAGACTGGCAGTCTAAAGGTGGCGAGTTCGAGTCTCGCATGCTCCACTTTACAAACCTCTCTGTTTCAGAGGGGTTTGTGCTTTCTTAAGCTTCTCCAGTTTTCGTTTTTGGATAAAAAAAAGACAGTTTGTGCCACTTTTGGCAAAAAGAACTTGTCTAAAACGAATCCAGAACAATTATGACAACTCTTAAAGCTGCCGTTGTTCCGGCCAAGGTGCTGAAAAACGGCAAACACAGAATTCGTATAGCAATTGGTCATAAACAGGAAACAAGATACATCGTTACCCGATTTGAAATAGATAATACTGCTAATTTTAAGGGAGGGCAGGTGGTAGGTGTTCCTGATGCTGCACATGTCAATGCTAAATTACGTGGAATACTTAATTCATATCAGGATGCCTTGGATAAAATAAACACATCATCCTATACTTGTACCCAACTTGTCGAATACTTGTCCTCGGTAAAGCAGGGAGCTATCTCTTATAGTGTTGCTTCGGCTGACTATATGCAGAATTTGATTAAAGAGGGGAGAAGGACCACTGCTTCCTTATATCAAAGGGCGAGTGATTACTTCATTGAGTTTGTCAAATATGATATAATGCTTGATGGAATTACTCCCCGGACCATAAAGGACTTTGACATTTATCTAAAGAATGTCCGAAGGCTGGCTCCTGTTACTTGTGGTATGCACATGGCACATTTGAAGGCAATAATCAATCAAGCAATAAGGGATAAAAAAGTATCATATGACACGCATCCTTTTGAATATTATGAAAGACCGGCAGGAATGCCTAAAGAGCGTGATATTTCGGTAGCTGACGTAAAGAAGATAAGGGATGCGGAGATAAAAGAGAAGTCTCAGCGTGTTGCCAGGGATGTGTTCATGCTTTCGTATTATCTAGGAGGTATCAATCTGATGGACTTGATGCAATACAATTTCAAAGATGCGAAAATTATGGAATATGTACGTGAAAAATCAAAAAACACAAAGAAAGGTGATATGAAGATCAGCTTCACTATTCCTGAGGAAGCAAAACCGATTATCAAAAGATGGATGGGGCGTAATGGAAAGCTTGATTTTGGTTATAAATACTCTTATCCTAATTTTCGTAACTATGTAACAAAAGAAATTATAAGGCTAGGGGAGAGGCTGGAGATAGAATCGCATGTCGTATATTATTCAGCTCGTAAATCCTTTGTCCAACATGGTTTTGAGCTGGGCATACCATTGGAAACTTTGGAGTATTGTATAGGCCAAAGCATGAAATCCAACAGACCGATCTTTAATTATGTCAGAATTATGAGAAAACATGCTGATGAAGCCATAAGAAAGATTTTAGATAATCTAAAGTGAGGATTTAAGAACTAGAGCGATTGCTTCGGCAGTCGCTTCCTCTTTTTCTTTGTCTATCTCTGAGTTTAGCCGTTCTATCAAGTCCATACTCCCTGTGACAATCGTTTTTGTGCCCTCAGAGGAAGAAATTGTAAGTTCATAGTGTCCATAGCCTATAAACTTTTTGGATAGCTGATAAGTGGTTGGGGGAGGGAGTTTTGACATATGAGAATTGCGTTAGCAGCAGAAAAAGAAAACGGTTCCGCTTTCCCGTTGCGTTACATTCCGTGATCGAAACAGTGGATACATTAATATTCCACACGGGGGTCAGAACCGTATATGAAGAAGCTACAGGCAATAATAATCGTCTGTAGCTCAATACGAGACAACGCCTCGATCACTTCAAAATGTAACGCAATGCAAAGATGGGTATTTTATATGACTTTACAAAAAACAAAATGGGAAAATTTCAATAAAGCATAGAGGTGAGAGATTATATAATGATGATGAAAAGATAATCTTATTATATTTGACACCATCCCCGTAGTTGAGTCGCTACGGGGATTTTCTATATTAATTGGTCAATGTCAACTCCCAGCTATCCATAATGGTCATCTCCCAATGTGGAGTTCCACCACTATCTTTGACTGATACTCCATATACAGAAAGGCTCTTACCCAGACTGTCATATTCCAGTAAGGCAGCCTCCTCTCCTTTCCGAATACGGAGATTCATAAATCCAGTCATTTCCTCCCAATCGGTAGACCCAATGGAAAGATGTTCTATTATGCGTCCTCTTACCGATGCTCCAATAGCAAATTCCCTGATACGGTTCAAATATGATTGAGCTTCCTTATAAGTCATAGTACAAAAGTATGAAGTCTTAATGAAAAACAAAAAAAACGGGCTGCTTACTCAACCGCCTCTTCTACAAATTCTTTCAACCGATACAATCGGTCGATTGCCGGATTATAGAAAGCGTCCGGATAATGCTGCTTAATATCGCAGATATTCGCATTAACATACAGAGAAGTGTCAAAGATATGCTCTGCCTCGCTTAAAGTTACCTCTTGGGGTAATTGCGCGGTCTCAGCCCGGTTAATTAAGGCATTCACGCTTTCTTCGTCATAATTGTATTCCATTTTATTTTACTTTATTCCAAACAGGAAGGCGCCCAAATTCTATCTCATATTCAATTAATAGTTGGTGTTCTACAACTACAGGATCATCATTCTCGGTATCATACCATAATACAAGAAGATGATCTATTGCATTTTTCTTCATTTCTAATGGCCATGATCTCTTTCTTGCGATTTTACCAAACTGATGTCCATTAACAATACGGTCTTTTATACCACCCAAGCCAGCTTTACGGTGTACAATAACACCTTTTTTCTTATCTTTTTTGCCAGAGCGGCCGATATAGATCAACTCCTGTTCACCACCAATGAAAGCAATCACGATGTAAACTCCACTTTTGTTCGTCGGAGCATTACAAACATCATTAAGTGAATCCGTACTTTTGAACTTAAAACTGCCATTATTGGGGTATTCATTAAGTAGGTCAAACATAGCATTATAATTTAAAGTTTCAACAAATATACAAATATATAAAGAGAAGTCAAAGAAATCTCAATAAAATGATCTGAACCCAATGAGGCAAAGATACTAAGAAGGCAGCTTATTTGGCTGCCTTAGTTTTTTATCTTACCAAGTTGCATTAATGGCATTTCGGAGATGATTAAAATCCAACTTCCTGTCTCTATTTTTTCCAATTCTTCTTCCTAAAAAGCGGTTTACTTCCGAAATCCGACTTATCTGTTCTCTTAAATAAAAAACGGAACCTTTCACTAGTTGTACTCTAATAGGGCATTTGAATTCTGTTTCCAATAACAATAAATCCGAAAGAAAAACAACATCTTCCGTTTCTATTCGTTTCATGATTTCTATAAACTTATATTTATAATCGTCATTATTTGAAATCTTTGCATAATGATTTATAGATTCCATTAAAGGATAATCATTCTCAATTGTATATTCGTCTTTTATCATAATAAAATTTTCTGTAAATAAAGAAACAATTATTTATTATCTATCCTAAGCTGTTTAAATTTATTTATGTTATATATGTTTGCCTACCAATGGCTTTAAAACTTGAGCAAAATGCTGCTCTATTGCAGGCATCATATCTTCCATATCACGATTGAATTCAATTACATGAAGTTTTAATTTAAGTGATAAATTATTCCCCCAATGACAAAGTTGTAATCCCTGAGTAGCAGCTGTTTTAAAGTACCCTAAATGTTGAACAATCCTGCTATAGAAATTCTTTTTGACCTTTCCGACATATAAATAATTGCTTGTAGCACAATATGTTTTTTTTATAACCGGAACAGCCCTATGGTTATCTTTTCTAGAATAGTCCTCCAGTGCATTGACAAGGTCTGACTGGTTAGTATTAGAAGTTATTTCAAACCAATAAACAGCAGGTCCTTTAATCTCCTTTAGAGAATCAAATTTTTTCTTGTACGCTTCTGACTTGGTGATGTCTACAGTCAGATACTGATTATCTAATTCAGAACAATCAAAATCATAACTATATTCTTTTGCTCCATGATTTTTTATAAATTCCAGACTTTTAATGGATTGATCTATAAATTTTTTTAAATTTTCATCCATAGATATTCTCTTTTATAAAGTAAATATTTAGTTTTTCGTAAAAGACTCAACCCCAAAGGATAGCGATAGATAAAATTCGGTTTTAATAAAAAGATTTATCCGGCATACAAGGTACTCTGACTGCAAAAGTTTCAGACCTTAATATTGAGTAATGTTACTTTCAATATTTCCATAAGTGCTGGTTCTAATTTAAAATCGGACAAGTCCCAATATTCATGCTTCCTTATCTGGTGCCCCAGGTCAACCGGATGATTTAACCGAATTACTGCTTTCAAATAAAAATCGGCATATAAAGGCGTATCACCACGTTCTATTTTTTCAACTATTCCAATATGGGTTATTGCTGAATCAGGTGCACCTAAATATAAACCAACATAATAGGCATCCTTAACAGGAACAGCACGTGAATCTCCACCAAAACTAATGCATAAATTACCAAAGTTCTCTTTAAAAAAGTCATCATTTATGCCTCTAACAATGACTAAGGTATCATCTTCTACATTCATAGTGTTTATTTTCAAGTTAGCAGTACAAACTTACAATAATGCCCCGACTTATGCAAGCCGGGGCAGTCCAATTTATAAATTTAAAGTCTTATGATGAAGATTGTCTGTTACCCCAATGTTTCCGTACCACCAACATGACGACAATCAAAACGGTTACACAAACACAGGCAAAACCGATTTGTTCAGGCAGCGTGGATTCTTTTTTATCCTTTACCTCTTCAGTCTTAGTTTCCTCATGTTTGGTGGAAGTGGCTTCCTTATCAGCTTTTACCTCCGTACTGTCATTGACTACAGTTTCCTTCTTTTCATTCTTATTGAAATCACCTTCCACATGACCGTCAGCCAATAACGGAGGTTTTCCAGTCAGACTGTCGGGCGGTTTTCGGGTATCATAGATACGGAAATCAATTACATAGCTGCCATTAGTGGTTATCAGCTCTCTTAAAGAAGTAGCAGATCCATGTACGATATTGACCGATTCACTGGCACTGTCCTTCCTGATTACTTCTGTGTCGGATTTGACAGCCTTATGCGAGCTACCACAGGCAAACAGCAGGAACAGACACATGAAAGGAGCCAGCAATATATGCCGGCTTACCCAGTTCATAACTCTAACCAACATAGTCTACAACTTAAGAACTTGCATCCTGTTATTTCCGTCAGCCCGATAACTGACGTGCACCCAAGCGAAGTTAGACTCGTCAATCAACTGGTCATAGGGTAGGTTCTTTCGGATATACTCAAACAACAACTTGTTTTGCTGTCTGTCCCCAGTGTCAATATCAGCAGCTTCCCCCACCATGTGCTGCGAGGTCTTACTTCCCTTGACGGCCGCATTAAGTTCCGGACAGCGATAACCACTGTTTACTGTTATAGGCTTTCCCCACCACTCACGTAACGGATCAAGCACATTATCTACCAAGGCAGTCAGAGCAGTCACATGCTCCTGTCTGCATCTGTTGTTGATACCCAAGCGGTCAGCAGTCGTTGACTTGCAGAGTTCCGCAATCGTAAAAAACTTCATTTCTTATCCTCCTTATCTTTAATTAATGTAGCCCTGCGTGGTGGAATACGACGACCGCATTCGCTGTCGGGCCTGTCACAACGGTTATGTTCGGCATCTTTCAATTGCAGTTCCAGCTCGTGGCACTTATGAATCCATGCCAGCTTATCAGACTGTTCATTACGAAGCTCAACGTATAACGCATCAATCTTGGCGTCACGCTGGGCGATACGTTCTTCCAGCCAGTCAACCTGCTTACGCTCGTTCTCATCCTCCATCGAATCGGCGGATGCATCCTCTTTCCGTGCGTTCGTCTTGCGGTTCACCCAAAACGTGGCACCCCAGCGGACAGCCTCCAATCCCCCGAAAGCCCCGATTATAGCCAACCAGTCGTTTAATTCCATTCTGTCTATTGTTTATCTGATTATAATACTACTTCAAAGATATGTCTATTTACTTGCGTCATTGTTGCAGAATTACTTAAATCCATTGCCACGATATGACAATAAAAAAAGAGCCCGATGACAATATTTATTGCCATCAAGCTCCTGGTTACACTGCAAAGATAGTGAAAACTATTCCATATTCAATCCATATTGAAAAAAATAATCAGGAGCAATATTTCGATTATCCGAAGAATTTAAAGAGTCACAATATTAATAGAAAACAAATAGGATTCATGGAATCTATCGGTTGTCTATAAAATCAGATGTTCTTAAGCCTTTATCGGGAAACATCTTTACTTTTTTCCTTTTCCTTTGAACATTTTTCAAGTCACGCACAATGGTGCTGGAAAGTACCTCCGAATAAATCTGTGTGGTCTTTACGGAAGTATGTCCGAGCAGTTTCTGCACAGTGGTAATAGCCACCCCCTGATGAACCAGCAGGGTGGCACAGGTATGACGGCTCACATGGTAGGTTATCCGTTTTTTGATACCACACAATCCGGCCAGCTTTCGAAGCTGCTTATTCACTTCCGAGTTACAAGGCAAAGCGGCA